GATATTTATGGTTATGATCCAAGAGAGGTAGCAAAATGAGACAAAGATATACTTCAAATGAGTTAGACGCAAGATTAAAGTTTTTCCTTGGACTAACACTGGGGGCAATTTTACTATTTACAACAATGGGTATTTTATATGCCTTGGTTTTTGTAACTCAACCACTGGGTAATGTGTCAGAAAACGACAAGATGTTCTTTAATGTTTTATCCTCAGTTGCAACATTTATTACTGGAACACTTGCGGGTATATTAATTGGCAAAGATGGCGCTAAAGATGTAATGTCTGCACAAATAGCAAATAAAGAAGTAGATGCTAAAAATATGCAAGCAGATAAGAAATTAGAATCAGAAATTGACGCAACAGCAGCACGTCTAGCAGCAAAACCAGACGGGGCAATGCCAGAAGAACAACCAGTTGATACAGATTGGGATAAGTAAAAATGGCAGATCAAGGTACAGCAGCACGTTTAATTGAAGTTGCCACAGCAGAAATTGGCACTATTGAAGGACCAAAAGACAACGAAACAAAGTACGGCTCTTATACAAAGGCTAACTTCCAACCTTGGTGTGGATCATTTGTTAATTGGTGTGGCAACGAGGCTGGCGTAAAAATTCCTAACACTGTTTATACTCCAGGTGGCGCAGCAGCATTTAAAAAGGCTGGTCAATGGATTGATGTTGACATAGCAGATCCAGAACCAGGCGATATTGCTTATTTTGATTTTCCTTCAGACGGCGTTGATCGTATTAGTCACGTTGGCATTGTTGTTAAAGATAATGAAGATGGAACTGTTTGGTGTATTGAAGGAAACACTTCTTCAAAGAAATCTGGAAGTCAAAGAAATGGTGGAGAGGTTTGCAAACAACTTCGTGCTTATAAAAAGAACAAGGCTGGAGTTTTAATCTCAATAGTTGGGTTTGGTCGTCCAAAATTTGGAGCAACTGCCCCTACTGCAACTGCTAAAAAATCTCAAAATAAAGCAAAAACATGCTCAGCATGTGGTCAAACTATTAAATAAAGGTGTTTGACTAAGCAAAAAGGGTTTGGTATACTTAAGTAGTATATTCTAGGGGGATTTTCGTATGACAGTATTAGCCGTAGTTCGCCATGAAGGAAAAATCTTTATGGCTGGAGATCGTGGTGCCTCTGATGATAATACAATTCTTTCTTTAACAGCACCAAAGGTTTGGAAACTTGGCCCATATTTAATTGGATACGCTGGAGCATTAGACGGTGAGCGTATTCGCTATAACTTTAATCCATATGTGCCAGATATAAAAGATACAGATAAATTTATGCAAACTAAGTTTATTAAACAACTAAGAAATTTTTATAATGATTGGTGGGTTGATACATCTAAAGAAGGTGATCTTGGTCTTATTATTTGTATTAGAGGACAGATATATGAACACAGTTCGGTAGATATGTCATTATCAAAATATAATTTAGATTATTTAGCAATGGGGTCAGGTGCAGAATATGCATACGGATACTTAAATGCTACAGAAAACTCTAAAGATGCTCGTAAAAGAGTTGTCGGAGCAGTAAATTCTGCTATTAAATTTAGCCCCTCCTGTATGGGGCCAGTTGACGTAGTAAGCATTTAGCGCTATACTTAATATATGAACCATAAGCATAAAGAAGATTTGTCTGCAGAAGAACAAGAGTTTGGTATCTGGCTTGAAAACGGTATTGAAAGAGGTTGGGTAACACCCCCTTATTGCAATACTCACGATGGTGGATACGAATATATGGGTGAAGAAGAGCAAGAAGAATGGGAAGCAGGTGGCGACCCATGTTGTCATGTCATCAGATTGATGATATCTTAAATAGATTAGGAATAAAATGAAAAAGATAACGTTTATACTTACAGCAACATTTTTTTTGGGATTGTTTCAATCACAACCAGCAAATGCTGAGGTTTGCTCTACTGGAACATACACAGTAGGAGGAATTAATACTTTTGGTGATTTGCCATGCAGTGATCCTGGAACTGAAATTAATGTAACCGTTCGTGGTTTGCATGACTATGGAGTTCCTGGTGGGCCAACAGCCTATTGTTCATTTGTATATGTAAGAAAAAATTTGGGGACTTCTGCAAGTCCAAATTGGTCTGCATCTACGGACACAATCTGTCCTCCAAAGCCAGCGCAAGTGCCTACGCCAACGCCAGTGCCTACGCCAACGCCAACGCCAGTGCCTACGCCAACGCCAACGCCAGTGCCTACGCCAACGCCTACGCCTGAGCCAACTGCAACTCCAATAGCAACTTCAACACAAATTACCCTAAATACTTTGGCTGGATTTGCTTTAGTTGATGAAAATAACATTGTTCGTAATACCATTGTCCGCAACGTTAGAGAATTTTCTAATAGAGAAACATACACAACTGATGATGGTTATTGTTCAACTGGATGTAGTGTTATTTTACAAACTCAAGCAAAAAGTGATGGAAGTATTAGTCATTACAGCACTAACGATAGCATTACAGTTACATATAACAATACAGAAAAAACGTTTGATGTAAAAGAAAATAAACTTGTTGTTTCTAAAGTTCTGGCACCAGAAATAATTCAAACAGAAGGATTTAATTTAATTACATCTTTTGAAATATTATTTTTTGAAAATGAATTAAGCAATAATGGTGTTTTTGTAAATGCAACTAATAATACACAAACACAAAATTCTACTGATGTTGTTACCGATAACCTTGTTTTAACTCAAAAGGTTACAGAGCAACAATTAGAAACAATTATTAATAATGGGACAACCGTTGTTATAAAACAAAATATACGAAAGTTAACTCGTTTGCTTCAAAGTTGGCTTTTATAATTTAATGTCGTTAGCGGATATTGCATAGTGGTAGTGCGTAACCTTGCCAAGGTTAAAGTGCGGGTCCGATTCCCGCTATCCGCTCTATGCCCTCATCGTCTAGTGGTTAGGACATCACCCTTTCACGGTGGTAGCAGGGGTTCAATTCCCCTTGGGGGTACTGCCTCCTTAACTCAGTGGCAGAGTACCCGCCTTGTAAGCGGGTTGTCGTAGGTTCAAATCCTACAGGAGGCTCAACATGATACAATGGAATAAAGGAGAAAAATGGCAATAACAATTTATTGGGCTTGTTTGGAAAACGAATGGGTAAAAGCAGATGAACCAGAAAAAGTATTAAAAAGATTTTATTCTTCTAAAGGAATTCAAAGTGTAGAACGAAATCATCCAATGGCACTTAATCATTGTCCAGTTTTTAATCAAACATTAGCAAATACTTATGCAGTAAAGTCAATATATGATTATTCATTTAAAATTCAAAACAATAAATGTGTTTCTCTTGACCATGGTCAAAGATTTTTTGATGAACATATTATTGTTAGATCTATAGATAAAAAATTTTTTGGTTATCAAAATAAATATATATTTTTTACAGAAGAGGATAGTTTAATAATGAACGCCTATCAGCATCCAATTTTTGAAGAAAATGAAATATCAAAAAGGTGCATGATCATTCCTGGATCGTTTGACATAGGAAAATATTTTCGTAATTTAGAATTTTCTTTTATTTTAAAAGATGGATTTGATGAGTTTGTTGTTAAAAACAACGATGTTTTATATTATTTAACGTTTAACACTAAAGAAAAAATTGAATTTAAACAATTTAGGGATGTTCCTGAATTAAGTGCTATGATGCAATCACTTAGACGTGCAGATAGTTTTAATTTAAGCCGAAGGGTTCCAACAATGGATGTGTGGTATGACAAATTTAAAGGGAAAAAGTGGATTTTAAATAAAATTAAAGAAAATTTATTAGATTAAACTTATGATATAATTATAATGTATCTGCCAAATGGGGATACATTAACTTATTCGCTTGAAAGGGGAATAAAATGGTAACACAGTTTGCAATGGATCTATTCAATGATCCTTTTTTTATTGGCTTTAACAGAGAGTTAAGCCGTTTAAATACAGCACATAAAATAAATTCACAATCATATCCTCCGTATGATCTTCTTAAATTAGATGAAGATACATATAGGCTATCTCTTGCTATTGCGGGATTTACAAAAGAAGATATTGATGTATCAGTAGACAATGGAACCCTGGTAATTAAAGGTGAAATTGTAGAGGTTGCAGATGCCGAAGTTGTTCACAAAGGAATTGCTGGTCGTAAATTTGTACGATCTTTTGCTTTGGGTGAATATATGGAAGTACCTAGTGCTGAACTAAAAAATGGATTACTAACAATTAGTGTTGTTCGTGTCATTCCTGAAGACAAAAAACCTAAAGTAATTAAAATAAAATAAAAAATAACAACCTGGGCATGTTGTAAAACTGCCTATTTTTTGATATACTTAGATATAACTATAGGAGAGTTTATGCCAAGATATGACTACAAATGCTCTATTTGTTCTTCACAGATTGAATTTGAAAAAAAGTTTGATGAAGAACTATTTCCAGTATGCTGTAATCAATCTATGCAAAGGCTTTGGAGTGCTACTACTGCAATTTTCAATGGTAGTGGATTTTATTCAACCGACAACAGAAAGTAGATGTATAATATGAGTATGACTAACACTATTGAAGATCATCCAAGCGTAGTTTCAAAAAAATACATACTAAATGCCAATGATCGCTGCGACAAGTGTGAAGCACAAGCCTTAGTTAGAGTTAAAGGTTTATCGGGACAACTAACATTCTGTAATCATCATTATGAAAAAATAATGAATAACCCTGACTCACACAACAAAATGATGGCTTTTTTAGTAGAAATTCTTGATGAGCGTGAAAAACTTATTAAAGATAAAACCGTTGGAGGTATATAATGTATGAGTATTTTGTTAGAGAAGTAAAAAATGTTGTTGATGGAGATACCATTGATGTAATTATTGATTTAGGGTTTGATATTTTATTTTCATCCCGTGTTCGTTTGGCAGGTATTGATACGCCAGAATCACGCACAACAGATAAGGCTGAAAAGGCTCTTGGTCTTGAGGCTAAAGAATATTTAAAGAAACAACTTAAGGATGCTAAGTCAGTTGTAATTCGTACAGAAAAAATGGATTCATCAGAAAAATATGGTCGTATTCTTGGTTGGGTATATATTAATGGAGAATCAGAATCTATTAACAATAAGATGATTAGTGATGGCTATGCTTGGGGTTATCTTGGAGATACCAAGGTTAAAGATTTTGAAGTTCTTAAAAAGGCCAGAGAAAGGTCAAAGAAATGAAAGAAAAGTCAATAGTTTATTTTTCTGCAGATTGGTGCCCATCTTGCAAAAGAACAAAACCAGTTGTAGAAGAAATCAATAGAGATATTTTTCCTGGTATGTTTCAAATGATTGATGTTGATATAGAACGAGAAATGGCTATAACTTTTCAAATTAGTTCTATTCCAACATTTGTTTTATTTGAAGATGGTTGTGAAATTAATCGTATGATGGGTAATCAGACAAAACAATCTTTAATAAATTTTATAAACAATGGATAATGAAAAAACTATTCAAGAGAATATTTAACCCAGATGGTAAAACTATGACTTCAAGTGAAAATGAAATGATTGAAAAGTTAATACTTGAAGGTGGCTTAGAGGTCGCAGGTGTTGATTCTGAAAACGGATCATTACTATATTCATTTACCCCTAAAATTAAAGAATTAATGCCAGAACTTTACAACGATCATCTCAACAGAGTTAATGCTGAGATACTTTCTTTATGGGAAAGAGCCTATGTAGACATAGATTTCTTGTCAAAAGAGCCAATAGTGACTCTTACAGATAAATCTTTTGATCCCGTAGAAATGTCAAAACTACGCAAGCAAGACGTTTGGGCTATAGAAGAACTTAAACGTCTAACTCGCAAGAAATAACTCTGATATAATAAAAGCATGAGTAATATTGTAGAAGGCGATTTCGTAATGTTTGTTCATCATGAGGATAATGAAATCATGGCTGGTCGTGTTGAATATGTTATGACTAATCCTGGCTTACTTGGTCTTCCTGGTTCTGAATACTCAATGGAATATGCTGAAGATGACAAACCAGTTATTGTTCGTGCCTATAAAGCAGAAGATGGCGCATGGGACGAACAGCCATATGTTTTTTATCATCGCATGTCAGAAGTTGTAAAGATTGAATCACTATCTGTATCTGTTGATATGGTAGTAGAAATGGGATCAAATGGAACTGGAATTCCAACGGTGTTATCGCAATCTGATATGGAAAACATGTATGCTGTTCAAATAGGAAAATCTTATAACTCAGATAATCAAGATGAAGATAAATGGGACAACATGGAAAAAAAGTGTTGGGTCGGATATGAGCAACGTGGCATGAAAGAAAAGGGTGGACGCATGGTTCCTAATTGCGTTCCCGTTGGTAAATTAAATGAAATGGATAACAACATGGGGAAAGCAAAACCAAAATATGAAGATTTTATTAAACCAAGAAGTGGTGGAAGTGAGCCGTCCAATCCGAAACTTTATGCAGCAGTTGTACAAGCAGCAAAAGACAAGTTTGATGTTTATCCATCTGCAGTAGCAAATTCTTGGGTAGTACAAGAATATAAGCATCGTGGTGGCACATATAAGTCAGAATCACAATCTACAACCAAAAGTATTTGGGGTGGAGCATTTAATCCTTTGACATTGGAAAAATAATGCCAAAGAAAAAATCAACAGCATTTAACCCTACACAAATAAAAAATGGTAGGGTTGTTCGTTTAAGAAAAGATGGTACTGTTAAAGCAGACCTTGGTCCATATCCAAAAACAAAGACAGGGGTAACTTATGGCAAATAAAGAACAAAAGGGAAATGCTAATAAAAAGAAAAAGCCAAAAATGACTCTTAAAGAAAAGCGTGTTGCTAAACAACAAAAACAGGATAAGAAAAATGGCTGATACATACACACCTACATCTGGCATGAAGGCTGCTGCTCGTCGTGCTTTAAAGTGGAAAGCAGATGGTAAAGCAACTGGTGCAGGAACTCCAGTGGGTTGGGGTCGTGCAACTGATATTGTAAATGGATCAGCAATGTCTCTTAGTACTGTTAAAAGAATGTTTTCTTTTTTTTCCCGTCACGAAGTAGATAAAAAAGGCAAAGGGTTTTATGATGGTCCAGAGTTCCCTTCTAACGGCAGAATTATGTGGGATGCTTGGGGTGGCGATGCAGGATTTTCATGGAGCCGTGCAATTGTAGAAAGAGAAAAAAAGAAAGTAGAAAAGGTTTGGCAGGGAACTGCCTTTGATCTAAGAAAGTAAGGGGGGCGTATGGATAATCTAGAAAAAAATGAATTAATTCAGTTAATATCATTCTATAAGCAAAAACTATCTGACGTAGAACTAGAGTCATTAAAACTACAACTTGAAGTTAATAAACTTAACTCTATGGTTTTAGGTTTGAGCAAAGAATCAGTTAAAAAGACTAAATAAAATGGAATATCTATTAGTTATAGGCTTGACATTGCTGGCTTACTGGTCTATAATTAAGATATCAAATAAAAAAAGAATATCATTTTTAAAAAAAATTAAATATCGGCAAAGTGATATTTATGAAATGATTAAAGATTTTATTCCAAAACAAAGGTTTGAGAAGCCTAAGTTTATTACTCAATCTCAAAAACATGTTCAAAAAAACATGTTAAAGGTAGTAATAGAAAAAGATAAAGCATATTGGATATTAGATAATGTTTTTTATACTGCTAATGCTATTAACGGCAGGATAGATGAAGATACAGCAAAACCATTAGATATTGAAAATATGTCAACAAAAGAATTAGATAACATGTTATCAATACTTGATGACTTAAAACAAGGAGTGGGACCAGATGATAGTGGCAGTGCAGGGAACGAAAGAGTTTAACCAGTACAACATCTTTTTACGTGCCATGAGTGTTGCCTTGTCAGGAATGAAAGATGAGGATAATGAATTTATTATTTACTCCGCTGGCCCATCAAAAATAAATAATTTTGTTTCAGAGTTTTCTAATTTATCAGAACGTGGAATGAAGGCAAGAGGCAAAAAGATTAAATTTTATAACGTAGCACCTGCATGGTTGAGCGAAAATATAAATCAAATTAATTATTTTGCTTTTTTAAGTAATCCAAAAGAAACCAAATCAAAATTGGTTTTAACTGCAGAAGCAAACAACATTGACGTTGGTCTTTTTAAATATTAGGAGAAAAAATGATTATTAGAAGTTTAAATACAATGGAAAAAATTGTAAGTAAGAATGAAAACCTTATTTGGCATGCGTGGGATGTAATTGATTTAAAAGAATCTGATACAGCAAAAACCTCTCCTGCGGGGATTAGAGTAAAAAACAAGTGGTATCTGCATAGAATTTATAAGCCTGGTCGTAATGGTTGGGATATACCAAATAAGTATAAGGATTAACCTTGAAACAGCATTTATGGAAAGATGAGGCTATATGCTTAGGTCTTGATACAAACTTATATTTTGATAAATATGAAGATCAAGAAGACTCTAGGCATGGCGTTGATGCACTTTGTAAGCAGTGCCCAGTTAGAAAAGTTTGCTTTGCCAATGGTGTTTCAGGAAAAGAGTGGGGAGTTTGGGGCGGTGTTTATTTAGAAGGTGGAGAAGTTTCAAGAGAGTTTAATAAACATAAAAGCAAACAAGACTGGTCAACTACCTGGCAAGCCTTAACAATGGAATAAAAATGTATACAGATACTATGAGAATGGCTGTGCATTCAATTACACCACCTAAAGGCTTTGGCGTGGAGATTATTGACAACGAGCACTTCCTTACGGTAAAATTAGATGAAAGAAAATTTTTGCACATGGTGCATGATGATAAAATATCAGCACTCCAGTATGTTGTAAAATTAAAAAAGGCTTTAGAAGAGTGTGGTGCTATAGTTTTAATAACTAGAGAGGCAATAAAATGATAAAACAAATTGCATTATTTTTTATTTGTAAGATAAAATCGCACAACTTTGTTAACGCTGGCTATTGTCCATTCACTGGTAAAAACTATCAAGCCTGTCTAAGATGTGGAGCAACAATAGTAAAATGAAAAAGAAAATAGTTATATTAACATTATCAACAATATCTGCTCTTGTTGCAATTAGTTTGTTTTTTGCTTCAAGGCTTAGTCAGTTATCAGACCTAGATTTATTTGACATTGAAGAAGATGATTAATGCAAACTTTTTTACCATACAAAAATTTTGATCAATGTGCTGAGACTCTTGACAATAAACGTTTAAATAAACAGATATTAGAGTCCTACCAAATACTTAAAGTTTTATCTG